CCAAGAGGACTTTGGTGGGCCCGTTGACATTATTCCAGTGTCGGACCCTAACGCTGCTACTATGGCTCAGCGGGTTATGCAGTACCAAGCGGCACTGCAGCTAGCACAACAAGCTCCGCAGCTCTACGACCTTGGAAAACTCCACCAGCAGATGTTGACAGTTCTTGGTATCAAGGACGCAGATAGCCTCATCAAGCTGCCTTCAGATATGAAGCCGAAAGACCCAGTTACGGAGAACATGGCAATACTGAAGCAAGAGCCGATCAAAGCGTTCCTGTACCAAGACCATGACGCGCACATCTCCGTGCACATGGCTGCGATGCAAGACCCCAAACTACAGCAGATGATTGGGCAGTCTCCGTTTGCACAGGCTATCCAGTCAGCCACGCTCGCCCACATCAACGAGCATCTGGCTATGGCGTACCGCAAAGGTATCGAGAAACAACTCGGCGTGCCGCTGCCTGCAGAGGAAGAACAGCTCCCCGAGGATGTCGAAGTGCAACTGTCGCAAGTTGTAGCACAAGCCGCTCAGAAACTGCTGGAGAAGAGCAAATTCGATATGGCCCAGCAGCAGGCACAGCAAGACGCGCAAGACCCGCTAACTCAGATTCAACAGAAAGAACTGCAGATCAAAGAGATGCAAGTTCAAGGTAAGTTGCAGCTTGAAGAGAAGAAGCTTCAGGTCATGGCGCAGAACAATCAGGCAAACATCGACCTGCAGCGGGAACGGATACTGTCTGAAAACAAACGCGCTGGTGCTCAGGTTGGTATACAACGGGAGAATAACCAGTACAAAAACGAGCTCGCAGCCGAAAATAATCAAGCAAACATCGAGTTGCAGCGGGAACGTTTGGCGGCTGAAAACAAACGTGCTGGCGCTCAGGTTGGCGTGCAGCGGGAGAATAACCACCATAAGCACGCCCTTGAAGGAGCTAAGCTAGCTATGGATACGCTACGGAATACCTCAAATGGAAAGTGATATCTTTCTGGCCCTACTGCGGCGCATTAGCGAACGTAAGAAGCATATCGAGGAGGGCCTCGCCATTGGCGGGGCTAAGAACTTTGAGGATTACTGCCGTTTGGTAGGCGAGTATGCCGCACTGAACGACACTGAAGCAGATATCAAAGACGTAGAGAAAAGGTATGTTGAACTGTAAGATAACTTAGCTTACTACTTAACTGCATCGTGGAGTAGTTCCACGCAAGGTAACTACAGTACCTAAAACTGTTGCGGAGATTAAAATGTATACGGCTGACAAAGTCGATGACGCAGAAGTCCTTGCGAAGCTACCTAACCCAGTGGGTTACCACATCCTAATCGCAGTGCCCGAGCTAAGTGACACCACCAAGGGCGGCGTATTTATCCCCGATAAACTTAAACGTGAAGAAGAAACGGCCTCCGTTGTGGGGTACGTGATCAAGCTCGGTTCAGAGTGCTACGTGGACAAAGCTAAGTTCCCGAATGGCCCTTACTGCGCTGAAGGCGACTTTATCATCTTCCGTTCTTACTCAGGCACGCGTTTTAAAGTGTCGGGTAAAGAGTTCCGTCTTATCAATGATGACACTGTGGAAGCAGTTGTCGAAGACCCAAGGGGGTATAGCCGCGCATGAATACCGATAATCAAATGGATGACGAAGGCGACGATATCGAGCTGGAAATCATCGACGATACGCCAGAACCTGACCGCGGTAAGCCGAAAGCTACGGGTACGCAGGGGGCGTCTGACGATGACGAAGATCTTGAAGGGTATTCCGACAAGGTTAAGAAACGCATCAACAAACTAAAGTATGACTACCATGCCGAGCGCCGTGCTCGGGAAGAAGATGGGCGGCTACGCGAAGAAGCTATCAATGTCGCGCTAAAGCTAAAAGCAGAACGGGACCATATGGCCCGCCGTCTGGAAGCAACAGAAGATGTGTCGCTTGATCAGGCTAAGCAGCGCATTGGTACAGCGCTTGAACAGGCTAAGGCGCAGTTCAAAGCGGCTTACGAGTCTGGTGATGGGGATGCACTGACTGAAGCGCAAGCTCGCATGATGGATTTGAAGACCGAGGAATCTCGTGTTTACTCATTCCGCCCGCAGCGTCCGACACAAGAACAACAGACGCAAGCCCCCGCGCGACGTCCCTCAGTTCCACGCCCCTCGTCTCGTGCAGAGGGTTGGGCTCAAGAAAACCCGTGGTTTGGTGACGACGAGGAGATGACGGGCTTTGCTTATGGCGTGCATGAACGTCTTGTCAAGCAAGGTGTTGCGCCAGATAGCGAAGAATACTATAATCAAATAAACACATCGGTTCGCCGCGTGTTTGCAGATAAGTTTGACGATGGGAAAACTGAGGATAGGACTCCTCGTCGTCAGATGAGTTCCGTGGTGGCTCCTGCTGGTCGTCAGACCAACTCTACACCCCGCAAAGTTGTCTTGACCTCTACTCAGGTCGCACTCGCCAAGCGTCTGGGTCTAAAACCTGAAGTTTATGCGGCGCAACTCCTTAAGGAATCGTATAATGGTTGAACGTACACCACGTGTCGCACAGTCCCGCGAAGCCACAGAGCGTAAAAGTTCTTGGAAGCGGCAGTCTATGTTGCCGACCCCCGAGCCCCGTCCCGGAATGAAATTCCGTTGGGTTCGCACAGCCGCCTTGGGTCAGGGTGATATGACGAATGTGTCCAAACGTTTCCGTGAGGGCTATGTGCCTGTAAAGGCGATTGAGTTTCCCGAGTTGCATATTATGACTGATATCGACTCGCGCTTTCCTGAGAACATTGAAGTCGGTGGTCTCTTGCTCTGTGCAATTTCTGCCGACCTTGCAGAGGACCGTACCTATGGCCAAGCCGCTGAAGCTCAAGCTCAGATGGAAGCCGTGGATCGTAACTACCTCCGCGAATCTGACCCACGAATGCCTGTCCTCGCGCCAGAGCGTTCGTCCCGCACTACGTTTGGTAAGGGTTAACCTTATCTAGTTCCGCACTAAGCATGGAGCAGACATATGTCTACTGTTGCTACTGGTTACGGATTTAAACCGCAGAATCTTATCGGCGGTCAGTCCTACAATGGCGGTGTAATCCGCGAATACAAAGTTGCTGCAAACAACTCCGCAGCTATCTTCAATGGCGACCTCGTCGTCCTGTCGTCGGCTGGTCAGCCTTCGGCTGTTACCGTAACTCCAGTTTCTACCAAGATTCCGGCTACCTCTGCAGACGCTACTGCGGGTATCATCGGTGTTTTGGTCGGCGCTCGTTATGTAAACGCTGGCACCAAACAACCCGTTTGGAACCAATATCTGCCAGCTAACGCAGTTACCAACTCTGTTTCTGGTACGGAGGTATTCATCCAAGTTATGGATGATCCGGACGCGTTGTTCCAGATCAAAGGGTCCGCCGCGTTGGGTACCTTCAACTCTGGCACTGCTGGCTCTGGTTGGCCGGGCGCTGTTGGCAAGAACGCCGCGATTTCGTTTGGTTCGGGTGGCAACACCACGACGGGCGCTTCCAGCGTTGTTATGATTGTTGGAACTAACGGTGCTTCGCTCGCTGCAACTTCGACTCTCGCTCTGCGTATTGTTGACGTTGTTCGCGGTACTGAGTCGGATGATTATCCTGAGTTCGTCGTAAAGATGAACGTAGGTGTTCATTCTTATTACAACTCGCTCGGCGTTTGATAGGAGGGCTGATCAATGGCAATTTCACGCGCACAGGCTCTCAAAGAACTTCTTCCCGGTTTGAACGCTCTGTTCGGTTTGGAATACAAGAAGTACGAAAACGAGCACACGGAAATCTATGATACCGAGAACTCAGAACGTTCATTCGAGGAGGAGCAAAAATTATCCGGTTTTGGAGCAGCTCCTGTTAAAAACGAAGGTTCTGCAATCACTTACGACAACGCACAGGAAGCGTTCACGGCTCGTTATACGCACGAGACCGTGGCTATGGGTTTCGCCATCACTGAAGAAGCGATGGAAGACAACCTGTACGATTCGCTGTCGGCTCGCTACACGAAAGCTTTGGCTCGCGCCATGGCCTACACGAAGCAAGTCAAGGCGGCATCGTTGTTGAACACGGGCTTTACCACCTTCACTTCTGGTGACGGTGTTACTCTGTTCAGCACTGCGCACCCCACAGTGTCGGGTATCACTAACTCCAACCGCCCCACCACTGACGTTGACCTGAATGAGACTGCTCTCGAGCAGGCCGTAATCGACATCGCTGCGTTCAAAGACGAACGTGGTCTGCTGATTGCTGCTCGCCCGCGCAAGCTGATCATTCCGTCGTCCTCGCAGTTCATCGCTACCCGTCTGCTTGAGACGGAACAGCGTGTGGGGACCGCCGACAATGACATCAACGCATTGCGGAACAACGGTGCAATCCCCGGTGGTTATGCTATCAACCACTACTTCACCGACAATGACGCTTGGTTCCTGACCACTGACGTTCCGAATGGCATGAAGCACTTTGTGCGTACCGCTATGACGACTGCAATGGACGGGGACTTTGATACTGGCAACGTTCGCTATAAGGCTCGTGAGCGTTACAGTTTCGGGGTGTCAGATCCGTTGGGAATTTACGGTTGCCCTGGGGCATGAGTTACGTTTTCTAATAAACTGCTTGAGGGGGCCGCTTTATGCGGCCCTTTCTTTTTGTTTTATTACCCTGTACACTGCACTGGTTACTGGGTTAATTGCCACCCTGACCGCACCCAGCGGACCCTGCACAGACAGAGTGGCTCATTGTGCAAAGGAACCCAAAATGGGTAAGTCTACATTCTCTGGCCCGATCCGCGCTGGCAACATCTTTGATACTACTGGTACTACGCTTGGGTCTAACGTGCGAAACGTTGGCAACGTAGTGATGGCTCAGACTGTCGCGGTGACTCAGGCAAGCACAGCAACTGCACTTGGGACCGTAATTGTCCTTCCTGCAAATAGCCACATCCTAAATATCCAAATGCTAAATACAGTTGCTTGGGACACCACCAACACCATGAGCGTTGGAACCTCGGCAACAGCAACCGAACTTGCTCCGCTTACCGCTATGACTGTGGGCCTTGTCTCGCTTACCCCCGGCTCTTTGGCTGCGGCTTGGGATGACGTTGGCACTACAGATGTTCGCATTTGGCTAAAGTCAGCAAACACAGGTATCGGTGTTGGTACGATCACGGTTCGCTACATCCAAGCACAAGACTTGGCATAATTGACATAGAACGGCCCCCTAGTGGGGCCGTATCCCCAATGCTTAGGAGACTTCGATGTCGATGCAAACTGACGTAAAATCTACATACCTTACTGCCTCTGGTTCTGTTTTTGGTAACCGTTCCCGCATTAAGGCTTTTTCGATCTGCCCTACCTCAGCCCTTGCTGGAAAACTGGTTCTGAAGGATGGAGGCTCTGGGGGCACAACATTGGTTGAGTTAGACATCCCAAGCACCACAACCCCAGCACCATTCTATAACTTGATTCCGGGCGAGGGCGTTCTCTGCGGCTCAAATATTTACGCAGTCCTGACCAACGTCACCAGTGTCACTGTGTATTATGGCTAAGACCCCTGCTTGGACCCGCAAAGAAGGTAAGAGTGCCTCTGGCGGTCTCAACGCCAAGGGCCGTGCCTCATACAACAAGGCCAATCCCGGTAAGCCGGGGTTGAAGCCGCCCGCCCCAAACCCGAAAACTCCTAAAGACGCCGCACGGCGCAAGTCTTTTTGTGCCCGAATGTCAGGAATGCCCGGGCCTATGAAAGATGAAAAAGGAAAGCCAACTAGAAAGGCTTTATCATTGAGGGCTTGGAAATGCTGAATTTGGTAGACGTAGGTGTAGGAGCATAACATGGCAATCGGTCGCGGCAGCATGACAAAAGAGCTCTTTGGCAACCGCCAGAAAGCTAAGAAGATGGCTACGGGTGGGATGCCCACCCCTTCGGATATGACAAACCAGCGTGGTCGGGACATTGCTGATATGGCGCAGCAGGGTGGCATGAAAATGGCTACAAATGCCCCCTCGCGCATCGTGCCTACTAACCCCGCAAC